TCTCTCGTTATTTGTGTTAAAACTTCAGACATTATGCTACTCCTCTTGATTGTTCAGACAGTGTACCACCTTTTTCTAAATTTTTCATCATTTGATACATTCTCTTAGCACCTTCTCTTCTACTACCGCCACCAGCATTACGAACAGCCTTTGCGGTAAATACAAATTCACCATCACTTAACATAGCGGGTATATCATCAGATGTCCCAGTACCTGGACCATTAATCTCTCCAGTTTTTCTTGGAAAAAATTGATCCGATCCATTTGCTAATCTAATAATACCGCCCTCAGCTGCAGTCGTTGGTCTAACAAAATCAGTTGGTAAATCTTCACGAGGAACACCAAAATCATCCTGTAAAGTATCGTAATAAAAAGGTTGTGTGCCAAGGTTAGCAATTTGAAATTCTTGTGGGTCTGTGTAATAAAATGGGTTTAAAGCATTTGGATCTTCAGGGACAAAATCTTCTTGCTCTCTTGAAGCGGCCATGTAAGTTGCTATAGGTGATATAAGAGCACCTGCTGTCAATACATTACCTAAAGTTCCGCCTAATGGTGGTTTATTAGTGCCTAATGCAAATTGTAAATTTTTCATTTGTAATATGTTATCTGCTGTTGATTGTGAGATTTTATTAGTATCTACTAACTTTTGAATTCTTTCAGTTTCTTTAATAAGTTGATCTTCAGCTGATCCACCACCACTAATTAATCTTTGTAAAATGTTTGCTGGGTCTTTAGTAGCAGTTGTTAATGCTCTATCTTTTGCCGAGCCTAACAAACCACCAATATCTGTTCCTGGTATACCTCTTCCTGCATAACGACCAATAGGAGCAAAACTACCCGCTAATGAACCAATACCATAACCAAGTGCTGCAGTTCCCAAAGCCTCTCCTGGCTTTTGTCCTGCAATCAATCCACCAATACCAGCGCCAATACCAGCGCCTGCAGATCCACCTAATAAAAAGCCAATACCACCACCGACGATGGGGGCTACTTTTTTTACAGTATCTTTTACTTTTTTAAATACTTTACCGACAAAACCACCAATACCGTATTGGGGAATAGTCTGTAAAAATTGTTCATCAATCATGCATAATCCTTTTAGTTAGCAACTTTATGTTTGTTGGAAAGCAAGCTTGGATGGACTTGAAGAAATTACCAATTTATTTCTATATTTATAGGCAAATTATTGATATATGACAACAGATAAATATACAAATAGAAAGGAATAACATGGCTCAAAAGAAACAAGTTACTGAAACAGTGTTGAAGTTTGATACAATTAGACCCTTTGGTCCTACCATTATGAGAGGCAAAATGCCTGATTTTATTACTAAAATGTTGGATGATAAAGCAACAGAGATGCTAACAGATGAGAAGTTATCAAAAGAATTTGATCACTCAGGTAATTTAGCAGGTAATGTTAAACAAGAAGTTCGTTATCCTCAAGACTGGATGAATACGGAAGAGTTTATGCCGATGGTGCAATTAATTGGTGAGATGGTAAAGAATTATATTTCTATTCCGCCAGCAAATGAAACAATTAGTCCAGAGTTTGTTGGTAAGATGGTAATTGAATCAATGTGGTGCGTGAGCCAGTGGGCGGGAGACTTTAATCCTTTTCATATACACGAGGGTCAATTATCAGGTGTGTGTTATTTAAGAGTACCAAAAAGTTTACCAGAAGAGTATGCAAGAGAAGATCACTACCCAACTGTAGGTGATATATGTTGGTTTAATGGTCAAGCGGCAACGTTTAGTGGACATAAACATCAAGAGTCACCAAAGGTTGGCGACATTTTCTTATTTCCTAATTGGTTAGCGCACGGCGTCTATCCATTTAGAACACCAAATGAAGAGAGAAGATCGGTATCTTTTAACTTACATTTAATTAAAAAGGACGAACCAGTACCCCTAGAAAACTAATGCAGCATAATAGAAACACAGAATTTGTTATGTATGTCGATAATTTTTTAGACAATGATACACTTAAATCACTTCAAGATAATTTAGTTAATTTAAAATACGAAGAAGTAAAAAATCCTAATGGTCAATTGTATGGTATGAGACACACTTTTAATAAAGGTATGCATAATGATCCCTTATTAAAATTGATTAAGCAATATTTTTTTCCACATAGAAATTTAGTTCCTAGATCGGTTAGTGCACATATTAGAAATAATAGTAAAGAACCTTTATTTCATAGAGATAATGACAAAGGTTGCTGTGCAAATTTTCTTTTGTTTGTAAAAGGAGAACCTCTTTTAAATAATGGAACTGGTTTTTTACATAACAACCAACTATCTTCGCACGTTGGTTTTGTAGAGAACAGAGCTTTATTTTTTAATGGTTCTAAAATATGGCATTCAGATCTGCAATCGTTTGGAGATAGCACTGAAAGATATACACTAAATATTTTTTATGGAGAGCAAAACGTTGAATGATAGATATAGATAAAGTACCCATGGTCCGTGTGACGTGGCTCGATGCTCGTGATACAGAAACAGGTTGGCTTGATATAAAAGACGTAATGAACGCTCCGTTGGCCGTGTGTCAAGAAGTAGGGTGGATGGTTAATAATAGCCCAGAAAAAATAATTATTATGCGCTCTTATAGTAAAGACAAAGAAGATGTTACAGGCGGCGGTGTCATTGCTATACCAAAAGGATGGATTAAGAAAATAGAATATTTAAAAGTGAGTTATAGTGAAACATAATATTTATGATTTTTGAATATAATCAATTATTTGCAACAGAATTTAGAACTTTTAAATTTTCTTTAGGTGAGATAGATGAATTAATAAAAGAAGTTTTAAGTAAAAAAGACGATATTAAAAAAATTAGCTCACTGTTTAATTCTAATAATCAACAAACAAATTATTATACTGATTATAAAAAACCTACAAAACTTTATGAGTATGAAAAAATAATGAATATGTTACAAAATTTATATTCTAATGAAGGTAAAAGTTTTAATGTTAATCAATATTGGACTGCAATTTACGGTCAAGATTGTATACACACGACTCATCATCATAGAGTTATTCAAAACATTAATCATCAAGAAAATTTTTCAAGTGTTTTTTATTTAACTGATCACGGAGGAACAACTTTTTATTCTCCCAATCATACCAGTGAAACATATTCACATTTTGAAAAATCAGAGGTTGGTAAACTTGTATTTTTTCCAAGCACTCTTTTTCATGATGGAAATAATTTTGACGCTGGAGAAAGAATAATTATATCATCAAACATAGCGATAGGTAATTTATGACAACAAAAATTTTTATAGGCACACCATGTTACGGAAACATGCTAACAACAGATTACTTTAAAAGCGTTTTACAACTAACAGCATTAGCAGCTACTAAAAAAATAGAATTACAATTTGGCACGATTGGAAATGAGTCTTTAGTAACAAGAGCTCGTAATACATTGGTGCAGTTATTTATGGACGACGAACAATATACACATCTTTTATTTATTGATGCTGATATAGCTTTTAACCCTAAGTCAATATTTCGTATGTTAGATTTAGATGAAGATGTAGTAACAGGGGTATATCCACGAAAAGTAATTGATTGGACAAAAGCTATTAGAAAAGTAAAAGATAATCCAAACATTAAAGAAGATGAATTACACGCAGCATCTTTGCAATACAATTTAAACGTCAAAGATCCAAAAAAAATAATAGCTAAAAAAGGGTTTATAGAGGTTTTAGACGGAGCAACTGGTTTTATGTTGATTAAAAGAAATGTATTTAAAAAAATGGCACTAGCATATCCTGACCTTAAATTTAAATCTGATCAACATTTAAACGACCCTCACGACAAAACTTTTGAATATCACGACACATCTAATTGGAACTATGCGTTTTTTGACACAATGATTGAGCCTGAAACTCAAAGATACTTATCAGAAGATTATGCTTTTTGTAGATTATGGCAGAAAATAGGTGGTAAAATATATGCTGACATTATGAGTGGTATGACTCACATGGGTAATTACTCATTTAAAGGCAACGTGGGCACTCAATTTTTGCCACAAAAAAATAAATGAATTTAGACATACAAATTAAAGATAATTTTTTATCTAAACAATTGTTTGATAAACTTAAAGTTTATAGCACTACATTAGATTATGGTAATGATTTGTACGCTGCTGATACTGATAACGAAACGAAGGAACATGCTTTTTTCTCTAATGTAATTGATGAAAAAGATGATTTATTAAAAGAAATAGAAAAAGACATAATAAAACATTTCAATATCGGTATTAAAAAAGTAAACAAAGCTGCCTTTACTTTAGCAAATACAAAAGAAGCCTGTCCTCACATAGACATTGATAAATTTCCAAATGAAAAACATTTAATGATTTACTTGAGTGGAGACCCAAAATTAAACTCAGGCACAGGATTTTACAGTTATGAACAATTTTCAAAAAAAAGAGTATATGATTTGAACACGGCGATCGGATGTTATCCCAACAGAGCTGTTCTTTTTAAGTCAAAAGACTGTATTCACTCTCCTTTACTTTATACAGGAGACTCAACTTCGCCAAGATTTGCGATTATTATATGGTTTGAACCAGAAATTAATCTTTAGATTTCGAAAAAAATAGGTTAAAATCTTTATTATGCAATTAGTAGATCTCAAATTTAGACCAGGTATTGATAAACAAGATACCGCTTATTCTGCTGGAGATGAGAGAAAGTATGTAGATTCCGATTTTGTTAGATTTCACTACGGAAAACCTGAAAGATGGGGTGGCTGGACTAATTTACCTAACCCTAATGTCACTATTGTTGGCGCTGTAAGGGACACACATTCTTGGATAGGTCTAGATGGAACTAGATATTTAGGTTTAGGCACTGACAGAAAACTTTATATTTTTTCTGAGGGTAAGGTTTATGACATTACACCTATAAGAAGAACTGCTAGCCTTACAAACCCTTTTGCTACATCAAGTGGATCTGCAACAGTAACGGTTACTGATGCTGGACATTTAGCTGAGGTAGGTGCTTTCGTTACTTTTGATAATGGATCTGCTACCAACGTAGTAGATGGTATAGATTTTAATGCTGAGTTTGAAGTTTTAACTGTGCCAAGCAGTAACACCTATACAATAAATGCTGGGACAAACGCATCTGGCACCACAGCAGCTGGAGGTGGATCAACAGATGCAAGCTATCAAATAAATCCTGGTCCGACATCATCAACGTATGGATATGGTTGGGGCACTGAAACATGGGGAGCTAGCACTTGGGATACACCTAGATCATCCTCTAATGTCGTTGTAGAGGGTAGAAACTGGTCACTAGATAATTTTGGTGAGGATTTAATTGCAACTGTTTTAAATGGTGGCACTTTTATATGGGATACATCAGGAGGCTTAGCTGCAAGAGCTACTGCCTTATCAAATGCTCCAACTGCTTCTAGATTTAGTATTGTATCTACAGACACTAGACATTTAATGATATTTGGAACAGAGACCACAATAGGTAATACAGGTACACAAGACGATTTATTATTTAGATTTTCAGATAGAGAAGATGCAACAGATTACACGCCTGTCGCTACAAACGAAGCAGGATCTTTAAGAATAACAGATGGCTCAAGAATAGTTGGTGCTGTAAAATCAACAGGTCAAATACTAGTTTGGACTGACACATCATTACACGGTATTCAATTCGTGGGGACACCTTTCACTTTTGGTTTAAGACAACTCGGTGCTAACGCTGGTTTAATTGCACAGCATGCAGCAATAGAGGTTAATGGTGTTGCTTACTGGATGTCGGATAATGCTTTTTATCTTTTTGATGGTGTTGTAAAAAAGATGCCTTGTTCTGTACAAGATTATGTATTTGATGATCTTAGTTATACAAATAAGAATGATATTGCTGTTGGTCTTAACACAGCATTTAACGAAATAATTTGGTACTATCCTTCAGCTAATGCTACGCAAATAGATAGAGCGGTTGCTTACAATTATCTTGAGGGGACTTGGTATACAATTAATCTTGCAAGAACTACGTGGTTGGGTGCATATGTGTATGAAAAACCAATAGCTACAGAATATAATGCGTCTGCAACGGCAAACGCTACAAGCATATTAGGTTTGACCGCTGGGGCGTCTTTTATATTTGAACATGAATCTGGCAACAATCAAGCAGATGGGACAGCAATTACAGCATTTTTAGAAACTGGATCTGTCGAAATAGCAGATGGGGATCAATTAATGTCAGTAAGTAAATTGGTTCCAGATTTTGATAATCTTGCTAATACTATGACTGCAAGATTAACATTAGAACAATATCCTCAATCATCAGCAAATGTTCAAACTAGTGGATCTATAACAAGCACCACGGAAAAAATAAATGTAAGAGGTAGAGGTAGAGCAGTTAAAATAAGATATACAACTAATACAGTTGATGATACACCTTGGAGACTTGGATCACAAAAATTAGAAATAAGACCAGACGGTAGAAGATAATGGCTAAAATAAATATTACTAGATTACCAAACGCTACACAAGAATACGATGCTGGTCAGTTTGACCAAATGATTAGATTGTTAGAGCAAATAGTTTTTTTATTAAATACAAACTTTCAACAAGATTTAAGAGAAGAATCAGAATCGGAGACTTTTTTCCTTGGCTAATACATTTAAAAGCGCAATGTTAGATGTCACTTCGACAGATCTAACAACTTTAATTACGGTGCCAACAGCTGATCCTGGTGCAACGCCCCCTGTGCCACCTACAACAAACGTCGTGAAATCTATTTTGGTTTGTAATGACTCAGGTAACACAACATTACTAGATGTCGAGGTGGTAAGAGCTTCAGCCACTTTTGAAATATTTAAACAAAAAAGTATTTCCACAAACACAACAACAGAATTATTAGAACAACCATTAGTTTTACAAGAAAGTGATGTTATGAAAGTTCAAGCTAACGCTGCCAATCAAGTGCATGTTATAGCTAGTTTTATGGAGATCACAAAAGGACAACTCTGATTAATCTTCATTCTTTATTTATTACGCCTGTCTTTTCATTACAATTAAAAGGACACGAGCACTTAGTTGATAGAATTTATCAAATAAGAAAGAATGACAAAAAAGGTATGCCACGCTCCAATATCGGAGGTTGGCATAGTCACGATGAGATATATGAAATTAATGAATTTAAAACGTTAGTTGGAGATATATTAAAATATTCAAAAGATTGCTTTGAACACATGGATGTTAAGAATAATTACAATCCAGAAATGACAGGAATGTGGGCCATGATCAATCCTCCTGGTTCTCGTAACAATGTCCACACTCATCCTTACAATTATTTATCAGGAGTGTTTTACTTAAAAGCACCCAAAAAATGCGGTAATATCGTGTTTCTAGAGCCTAAACCACAGTCAGAGGTACTATCACCTCCAAAAACAGATAAAGCCTCTATACACCTTGCTCATAGCGTACAATGGGAGCCTGTTGAAAATTCCTTGATTTTTTTCCCATCATGGTTACAACATGAAGTACAAACAAATAATTCTAATGAGGATAGAGTTATTATTAGTTTTAATATAAATTGGAGAAAAGACGATGCCAATAGTTGAACCTGCTGAATTACTAGGTCACATTACCACTGAAGACGGAAGAAGAATTCCACGTTATAAAGTAAAAACTGAGACTACTATTACTCATGTAGATACAGGTGTTGAATACGAATCAGAAGATGCAGCTCAAGCTGACGTTGATAATCCAGAGACATCTACAACATCTGACAAAATAAGAAGAGATGTAAAAATATTTGCTCCTTCTTTAGCAGACATGTTAGGAGAAACGCCAGAATAAATAATGACAGTCGGTGTAAATATATCACACGACTCTTCAATATGTATTAAGAAAGAAGAAACTGTAGAATTTTTTGAAGAAAGTCGTTTTAGTAAAAATAAATATTGGAGTCCTACTGCTAAAGATTTTGATTACAAAAGCTTTATAAAAATAAAAGATTTTAATGATTTATTTGTTTTTACTTCATGGGGCAGACACCCTTATTGGAGTGACGAAACTCACATTAAAGAAGACGAACTTATAATAGAGGGCCTTTGCAAATAGTATAATATTAAAAATTA